CCGGGGCCAACACAGGATCAGCCGGGCCTATTGTGTTTCAGCCCGGCGGGACAACTTGGATGGAGTTGTACTTAAGCGGCGGCCTCTATCTCGGGTCCTCGCCATCCGATCCAGGGGCTGGGAGCGCCACCCTCAGTGGCACCCTCAAATCTCCCTCAGTCATTTCAAGCGGAACCAAGTTCGCCATCTCCGGCTGTTCTGCTGGCACTACCGTAGGAGGGGCCACAGCAGGCACATTTGCAAGCGGCACCACAGGTACCTGTACGGTAACGATCACCTTGCCAACGTCCACAACGGGCTGGGTGTGCGTGGCAAACGATGAGACGACCCCAGCTAATTTGATTGCACAGACAACGGGCGGTAGTTCTTCGACGTGCGTCATCACCGGCACCACGGTATCCGGTGACGTGATTTCGTTTTTTGCGATAGGATTTTAATCATGCGAAAGCTTCTCACTGCTCTCATTCTCGCCGCGAGTGTTCAGGCGGCAACAATAAGCTCAATCACCTGCTCGGGGCAAACGGCAACTATTAACGCTACGGCCCACGGGATCGCGGTAAGTCAGGGCTTCTCAATCTCGGGGACGGCAGCAACGTTCAACTCGACAGCAAAGACCGCGACAACGAACGCGCTTACCTTCGTGCTGCCAACGGGGACGGCGTGTAGCGGCTTCACCTCGGGTTACACGGCCATTGGACCAGCCAAGCAAATTATCGTAGTCGGAAGCTCTGTCAACCCGCAAAATGCGACGGTCACGATCAGCTATATTTTCTGGTTCACCACCGTGACGCCCGTGCCGTTGCCATGCGCAACCACCTGCCCAACAAGCTCATGGGCTGGCGCGAGTGCGGCTGAAAATGCGGCGCTTGTCGCTGGCACTACCGTGGAGGTTGCCGGGTCAGTCGCGGTCGCGGCGTCAACTTCTGCGGCTACGATCCAGACCACGGTGCAAGGGCAATATTCGGCGGTTCAAACGGGTTACGGTGCTGGGCTACTTTCCGGATATGGATACTGGTATAACGGCACGGCATGGGTAAATCAATGAAACGCTACCTCTACGCTGCTTTCTTCGTACTCGGATGGTTTCTGATGCTTCTGCAAGGGCAGGAAGCCATCCATATCGATTGCACCCAAGTACTGAAGGATCTCGACGGCGCACCACTCCCATGGACGCCACCAAACGGGAAGCTTCCCACGGTGGCGACCTTCGGAGCGGTGGCGAAAGATGCGCTCGTGAACGGAATCCCCGGCGACGATAAAGCAGAGGGAAGCGCGAAGTACGATAACTGGATTCTCGCGGGGAAGATCTACCCGGACAAGCACGATGCGATTCTGACGATGGCCGAATTGACCACGATCAAAGATCGAATCGGGCGAGCCTACCCAGGCGGGACAGTAGTTGGGCCAGCGTGGCAGATGATCGCGGATGCCATCAGTCACGCGCCTAAGCCGACGGAGAAGTCGAAGCCTTAGCGTCTTCCGGCGCGACCTGCGGACCAGGCATCGACTCGACTGCCGCGGCAACCTCCGCACCCATGAACGGACGGCCACCGTACTGGCGGAAGTATCCCGCGATAGCCTCGCGCATCGCCTGCATACCGCGGAGAATCCCGCGGCGCTCGTTGCGCCACTTGCTCATCGCGTAATATTCCTGCTGATACTTACTGCGACAGCCCTTACACCAGGCGTCGTCCTTGTCGGATTGTGCCTCCTTGCATTTCGAGCAAGTCTTTTCAGTCGTTCGTGAGAGCGGCGGAAGCGCTGTGGCCATATGCCAAATCATTCTATCGCAGTTTTGGTTTTTAATAATAATCGTCCCGAAGTTTGGCGTGTGATAAACAAACCGCTTATCATCGGCGCGTGAGCATCCTTCGCGCGGCGTACTTCATTCTGGCGCAACGCCTTCAGGAATCGTCCGAGTCTTTGTCATCCAACGAACTCCGCGGCAAGCTTTCCGACGCGGTGAGTGCGGCCCACTCCGGCACCGGCACTTACGGCTATTACCAGGATCACACCGGCGACGAGGATAGCGGCGATTGCATTTACCAGTGCGGCGACAGCACCATGAAAGCGCCCTACTCCAAGGGCACCGACAGCAGCGACGACGACTACACACTGCAAACCGATAAGGCCGTCAAGGTTCAGCCCCGTATGACGTACGAGGAGCAGCCGGACGACGCCGATCACTACGCGGCGATGGAGTCGGCCAAGCTCTACACCAAGGGCGCGATCCCACTGTCCGAGCGATTCGTCTCGAAGAAAGAGCGCGATGCCGCGGGCTCCGGAGACTTCGCTGGCAAAGGGAAGAGCTTCCCGATTCTCAAGGCGGCGGATGTGAGCGCGGCGGCCAGCAGTATCGGGCGCGCCGGCGCCGGCAACTACAGCACGGATGTGATCAAGAAAAACATCATCCGGATTGCGAAGGCAAAGGGCTGGACGAGTGAGTTGCCGAAGGCCTGGCAGGATGGGGACGCCGATGCTCAAGAATCTCGCGTGGGGGCTGCTGATGGTAGCCTGCGTTTGGTCGAATCTGCGGCAACACTGGAGGCTATCCGCCTCACGGAAGCGAAGGCAGATTACGAGATTAAGCTGATCGCGCCCGGCAAGGGTTCGACGGCGTTCTACCCTGCCGAAGTGCTCAAGCGCGACGGGCCCAACGTCTTCAAGGCTGGCACTCACGTGTACCTCAATCACCAGACGGCGGCAGAGGAAGCGGCGCGGCCGGAGGGCGACGTCCGGAATCTCGCGGGGGTGCTGACCACCGACGCCGTCTATCACGAGTCGCACGCGAAAGGCCCCGGCCTCTACGGTCGCATGAAGGTCTTTGCGGATCACGCGCAGACGGTCGAAGAGAAAGCCCCGCACGTTGGGATGAGCATCAGAGCATCGGGCGTCGCGGAGTCCGGCAAGACGCGCGAAGGCCGACCAGTGCTCAAGGAATTGACCAGCGCGGAGAGCGTCGACGTCGTGACGCGTGCCGGAGCTGGCGGAATGATTTTGACCGAATCGGCGCGCGGCGCCACAACCGAAGAGGAGTCTTCTATGACAGTCGAAGAGAAGGCGCTGCTTTCGCGCCTGGTGGAAAAGGACGTTCGCCGAGAAGCCATCGAACTGGGCGCGCGGACGCTCGAAGGCGTGGCGCTCAACGAGTCGGCTAAGATGTACATCATCGAGACCGTGGTTGACCGCGGCGTCCCCAAGGAAGCGGGCGCGCTCGATGCCAAGAAATTCGTTGAGGCCATCAACACCGAGGCGCGGCGATTCGGCGGCGCGATCGGCGCGGGTCCGCGGGTAACCGGCATGGGCGTTGCGCCTGCCGCGCCCGAACTCACCGAGTCTCAGCGCGTGGCACTCGCCGAGCGCGCGAAGGCCGAGACGGCGACATACGCCGAGGCTTGGGGCACGCTGCTCGATGAGCGCCCCGGCGCCGACGGCCACTACCGGCTGGCCGAAGTTGCTTTGCGCGGGAGGACAAATTGAAAAATCAAGGTTTTATGGGGACGCCAACGTCCCAGCGGTTCTGCCTCTGCCCGACGACGGTCAAAAGCGGTGACCTCGTGCTCATCGGCTCGGAGCCGGCATGCGCGCTGAACGATTACCAGTCCAGCACGGGCGGCGCGACGTTCTATTTCAGCGGCTCGTTCAACGGCACGGTGGAGGGCTCGAGCACTCACTCGCCGATAACCGGTCTCGCGATCAACCCCGGCGACAAGCTGTATGCAAGCGGAACCAGCGTACCGGTGACGGGGGGACCGACGTTCACCACGGCCCTCTGGATCTCGGGTGATTCGGCGGACGTACCTTTCGGCTTCCTCGATCCGACATACGTGCCGGTGGCCAGCGGAGCAACAGACACGCAGGCGTTGATCCGCTTGTCGGTAGGCTAAGGAGAAAATCATGCCATCGATCAAAATGGTAACCATGGGCGCTCCTGGCGCCGATCAGTTCGGGCCGGTCGGAGGAAACGACGGGTTCTCTCCAGTCGCCGAGCTCTCCTCGTGGAGTCACGATGCCATGGCGCCGCACGTCCAAGGCTACATGCAGGCCCGGCGGGCGTCCAACGCGCACCAGGCGCGCCGTGTTAATGAGGCCGCGCGACTGCTGGCCGACGTGATGCGCGGCTCGCTCGATCCGATCTTTTTTCGTGAGGCCATGCGGCCCACGAACCCCGTGCTTGTCGAGCATCTGCGCCAGACCTACCCCGGCATCTATTCGGGGATGGGCGGCCAACTGATCGGGCTCCGCGAAACCATGGCGGTCACCGATTACCAAGCGCTCTTTGCGGATGTGATCGATCGCCTGTATTACGGATTTTTCAACGCGTGGCCGATTCCCAACATGATGCTGGCCCGCCAGAAAGATCTGCGCGACTTCCGGCAAGTCAAACGCTACATGGACGACGGGCTCGTGACGCCGTACACCGGCAGCGATCCCGGCGGGCTGCCTCCGCAGTTCGCGCTGTTAGGGCCCACGCCGCAGAATGGCGCATCGCCGCCCACTCCGCTGACTTCGACCGCCGCTGTCACGTACTCGCCCTGGTTATTCCAGGCGGGCGCTTCGATCAACTGGGCCGCGTTCGTCGGCGACGACTTGGGCATTTTCAAGGATGTGCCGAAGCGTCTCGCGATCAAGGGCAACCGCGGAATCAGCAAGTTCATCACGTCGCTGTATGCCGATGTGAACGGCCCCAACACCAGCGGCAATTACGTCGGCATCCCCGGCGCGCCGCCGGCCGGCGTGGCTCTTTTCAATTCGGGCTTTAATAACCGAATCTCGACGGCTAACGGCGCGTCGAGCACCAATCCGCGCCTGGAGATTCAGGCGGTGGTGGACGGCTACAACATCCTGGCCGGACAGGTTGACTCGACCGGCGACCCGATCATGATGGGCGGACCCACGTTCTTGATTTACGGCCGCTACGACTACGGCACCGCCAAAAACTTGGCCAACAGCCTGGAGATTCTGACCAGCGCACAGGGAGGCGTTGCGGGCGCATCGACCAACCTCATCGGCCAACTGCTCAAGGTGAAAAATTGGGCGATGGAAAACCTCACGCTGGTGTACGACCCGTACCTCTCGATCGTCGCCGCGAACAATCCGTACTCCTGGTTCATGGCTTGCGAGCCGGATTCGCAAGAGCGGCCCGGCATCGAGTTCGGTACGTTGACCGGATTCAAGGAGCCGCAATTGTTCACCGAGATCCCGACCACGCAACGGATGGGCGGCGGACCCGACCCGACCATGGGCAACTTCTGGAGCAACAATCAGTCGCTCAAGTGCATGGGCGTAATGGGTGGCAGCGCAATCGATGGCAGAAGTTGGGTAGGCTCAAACGGAAGCGGATCGTAGTTAGTAAGTTCTTGGTTGACGACTCTAAGCCGTCGCGTTGACTCGGGGGAGGCGGCGCGGCGGCTTTTGTTTGTTTGGAGTAAGTGACTTGTCTTTTACTTACATTCCGGGTACGCCAGTCTTCTATATCAGGTTACTCATTCCTGACACTGACTCTACTAATCCTATATTCCAGGACGAAGAGATCAACGGCTTCATGCAGGTCAACCAAATGACATGGCAGTCGTCGATGTTCTTTTCTGGACCGGCAGGCCAGATCAACTTATCGCAGACGCCGAGCAACTTCCTGCGTGCGGCTGCGCTGGCCCTGCGGTCTCTCGCGGGCAACGCGGCGCGGCTGGCGAGTGTGACGGGCCTGCTCGATGTGAAACTCAACCCGGCGGCTGCTGCGGCGGCGCTGAATAAGCAGGCCGACTCGTATATGCAGATGGATGACGACAGCGGCGCCTTCGCCATCGCCGAGCAGGTGAATACGGTGTGGGCATTCCGCGACCGCTGGATTGCGCAGCTGCAACGGCAGACCGGAGGCGGTTGTTACCCATGAATTCCAAGGAGCATGCATTGGACCCGAATTGGATACCTGGGGCTGGCGTCGGCTTGCTCGGCTCTGGAATAGCGTGGCTGCTTTCGTGGCGGATAAACTCCGCGAAACTGGAGGGAATAAGCGAAGCCAAAGACAAAGCGGACCTCGTCTTGTCGGATGCAAAGACCAAGGCCGACATCGTTCGCTCTGAAGATCTCCGCGCCGACTTACGGGAGATGAAACAAGACTGGCGCGAAGGAGTTGACAGAGTCTCTGAGTTAGCGACTAACATCACGGCGCTCCAATCTTCGCAGAATGTGGTTAACGCCGTGACCTCTAAGGCTATCGAAGGCATGTGCGAGAAACAGGACCGGCTTGAGCAAGTGGTAGCAGATCACACTTCGACGCTGCGGCTACTCACCGATATTGTGATGAGCCGGAAGGATGCTGGCAAGTGAGCGATGCCGTAACCATCTCGCTAATAGCTGCCGTTGGAGCTTTCACCAGCGCCGTACTGGGGATGGTTAATAATGCGATTGCCCAACGGAACTCAACCCACTTAGCGCAAGCGAAAGATGCAATCGTGACTCTGGAAAAGAACACGAACTCGATCAAGGATGAGCTCGTGCGCGTGACTGCCTCATCAGAGTTTGCGAAAGGGCTCAAGCAAGGTACGGAGAACGCGGCGAAATGAATCCTTCCCAGGCGTGCACAAATCTCGTGAAGCAATTCGAAGGTCTGCGCCTTGAAGCCTACCGCGACTCCGGCGGTGTGCCCACGATTGGCTGGGGACACACGGCGCACGTGAGCATGGGACCGCCCCCGGATCTCATCGACGAGACGCAGGCTGAGGCGTTCCTTGCGGGCGACCTCGCGGCGGCCGGTGCGCTCGTCGCGAAGTACGTCACCGTGCCGTTGGCTCAATGTCAATTCGACGCGCTGACATGCTTCGCGTTCAACATGGGGCGGCAAGGATTCGAAGATGCGCAGGGAGCCCCGACGACGATGTTGCGATTCCTCAATGAAGGCGACTACCAGAACGCGGCGAACTCGCTGCTGAGTTGGAAGTTCGGGCGCGTCAACGGCCAGTTGGTGATTCTGCCGGGACTCGTGAGGCGCCGCGCGGCTGAGCGCGCGCTATTCCTCGGGGTGGTGACAGCGTGAACCAGGCAGCCATCACTCTGGCGATTCAGGGCGTGATGCCGGCCGCTATCGCTACCGGCTTGTTCGTTTCGTTGTTCACAGCCATGGAGCCGGTGCCTACTATCGGACCCACCGGCGCGGTGGAGTTCGACTACACCGCTGTCGCTGGGCTGACTGACATCGACTGCACTGCACCGCCAGAGAGCAGCGGAAGTATCGTTGCGACCGAGGCTCGCGAGCTCGAAGAGATTGTCGCCAGCGAGTTGCATCACGTTCTGCTGGCCGGCTACTTCCCGACGCTCGACGCCGGATGGCGCGGGGAGAACAGCGACGGCAAGGGCGCGTGGATCGCGCTGATTGACGGATTCAATTACGAGATCAGCGGCGTTGAGAGCGACAGCCAATCTCAGATGACCAGGGTGCGCGTGAAGTTGGCGACCTTATGAGCACCATTCCGCTGCTGCAAAAAATACGGATGTTGGCCCAGTCCGACCCAGTACTTCAGGGTTACTTGCTTGGCTCAAACGGTACTTTCAGAATGTTCGATACTCAGCTACCGAAAGGCTACGTCGGGCAGGGCACGTGCGTCACCGTGCAGCAGATATCCGACGTGCTCCAGTACGCGCAGAGCGGCCCGTTATCGATTGATTGGTGCCGCATCCAAGTCAACGTGTGGGACATGGACAGCGTGCAAGCTAAGGCCGTTGCGAGTTACCTGATCTTCGGTTTCTTTCCGAGCTGCAACTGCACGGTCAATAATCAGTTTCTTTCGCCGCCGACCAGCGCGCCGCCAGCGCCGAACTTCAAACTCAGTCAGAGGGGTGTCCTCGACCCATCGATACAGCCCACGGCAGCGTGGACTGAAATTCTGGATTTCCGCATTGGCAACAATGTGAACTTTTAACCGCTTCACGAACCGTAACAGGAGAGATCATCATGGCATCACTCGCGCTTCCCGCAATCGCATCTTATAACTCCCAGCTGTACCTCGGCGGTCCCACTTCACCGCCGACGTACGTGCTTCAGGCTCGCATCGGAAATATCAAGTTCGCGGGCATGGCAATCGACATGGTCGATGTCAGCAACCAGACGAGCACCGCGCATCGCATGCTGGGCACGCTGCTCAAGCCGGGGGACATCACTTTCGATCTGTACACCGAGCCGGCCTCGGCGCAAGACCAGATCTTGCTTGACCTCGTGCTCACCGCACCGCCCGCGCTCCAGCAGTGGAAGATCGTCCTGGCCGCCGGCACCGACGGAACCGCTCTGCTCTTCAACGGATACCTCTCGAAGTACCCGCTGGATGCCTCGATCGGCAAGGCGCTGACTGTGCCGTGCACGATCAGCGTAGACAACAACATCACCGTGGTATTCGGCGCTGGCCCGCTGTGAGGTGATGCATGACCGGAATAGACTATCCGACCATTACCATCGGTGAGCACGAAAATCTCACCGTGCGGCTTTCTCTCGCGGCGCAGCTGCTCATGCGGCGCCGCGGGCTGGATCCTGCGAAAATCGGCGAACTCATGGCGCCTGGGCGAACTGTGCCCAATCCAAACAAAGCCGATCCGCCGACTATCCCAAACGATAAGGCCGTCGAGAACGTCATCATTGTTTTCTCCTGCATGGTCGCTGAGAATTTCCTCGACAAATCCACCACGAAGCTGGACCTCAACACCGCGCCGACCGCCGATTACTGGGCAACCAGGATCGACGATTTCACCGCGGTCGAAAAGGTCGTATGGGCCGCCGTGGGAAAAGCAGTGGAGGACCGACGGAAGAGGCTGGCGGTAGTTCCTCCGCAGGAAGCGGCCAGCTAAGCGAAGAGGACCGCTGGGTTAGGCTCTGGGCGTTCGGCACGAGCCCTGACGGACTGGGACGCTCAGAGCTCGAGTTCTGGCTACTCACGCCGGTAGAGTTCGCCTGGCTGAATCTGGAGTGGTGTCGCGGCCACGGGCGCCCGCTACCGATCACCCTCGAAGAAAAGAAGCAACTCGAATTTAACAAGCGCTGGGTGCAACAGCAGTACCTCAAGGCATACGCGCGCATCGCCGAGCGCAAGAACAACCCCGGATTGAAGATCGTCGCGAAGGAGAAAGCCCATGGCTGACAGCGAGAATATTGGCGGCATTGATATCTCCATCGGCGCTGATTATAGCCAACTCCTCGCCGACTTCGATTCGATGGAAACCGCGGCCACCGCTGCCGGCGCGGATGTCGCGGACGCATTCACCGGAGCGGCTGAGGGCGTCACTAACTTTGACGACGCGATCGCCGGGGCGGTCGATAGTGCCTCGGGACTGGGTGACAGCGCCGGCACTGCGGCGGGACAACTCGGCGACCTCACCGACTCTGTCAGCGGGGCCGGAGATGCCGCGGATGGGGCCGCGGGATCGTTTGACGGTGCTGGGGATGCGGCGGCCGGCGCGGGCGATGCCGCCAGCGGCGCGGCCGGCGGATTTGACGACCTCACCGAATCCGAGAGCGAGGCCGGCGAAGGTGCCGAGGGCGCCGGCGGCCAACTCGCGGAGATGGCCGAGCAGATGGCGGCCGTCGGTGAGGCGCTTGTCATTACTGAGGGGCTGACTGAGCTCGGTAGTGAGGCGCTGGGCGCAGCTGACTCGATCACCACGGCATCGATCGCTCTAACTAATATCACCGGGTCCGCGGATGGCGCTCAGGAGACCATCGAGGGACTTGAGCAGTTGGGGATGTCTGACGGTCTGGCGATGCCGTCACTCCTGACGGCGGCAACGCGCATGAGCGCCATGGTCCCGGCCGGCACGGACGTTGACGCCGAGTTAGCCCTGGTAGCGAACGGTGCGGCCACGATGGGAACATCCATCGAGAGTGCTACTCAGCGGTTCGATCAGATGGTCACGGCCGGCACCGCCAGCGCGCGCACCCTGACGCAGTTGGGCCTTTCGCTTCCGTCTCTCGCGGCGGCGTTCGACGAGGTCACGGGGTCCAGTGCGGCGACGTCCACCAACGTGGCGGCGATGTTCAAATCGCTCGACGATCAGGGCCGCATCGCGGTCCTAAATGCCGCGCTCAGCACTCTCGGAAACACGGCAGAGCAAGTCGCGCAACAGACCTTCGGCGGGCAGTGGCAGCAGCTTGCGAACGCGTGGGAAGCTGTCATGGTTCAGGTCGGCCAAGCTCTCTTACCGACGATCAGCGACCTTATATCCCTCACCAAGACTGATATCGTTCCATTCATTAACGGAGCCATATCGGCGTTCAATTCTCTGCCCGGTCCAATCAAAGATAACGCAGTAGCGCTTGCGCTCGTGGCTGCTGCCATCATCCCGATTACCGGCGCTATTGGTGCGTTCGGATTAGCGCTCTCTGGGTTAGAAACATTTCTCCCAGCCGTCAATGGGCTCCTGACCACATTGGGCATCACTTCCGCCGGTACAGCGGGAGCCGAAGGCATCGCAGCTACGGCGAGTGTTGGGATGGGAGGGGCTGCGGCGGAAGCGGTCCCAGAGATCGCGGCGCAGGCGGAAGCCACCGAAGCCGCCGGGGGCGCCGCCACCGAAGCCGCCTATCAGTATGATCTATTTGTCACCAGCGCAATCTCGGCAGACTGGAGCGCGCAAGCCGAGCAGCTTGAACTTTTCGCTGGCGCAGAAACGGCAGTAGGTGAAGCGGCCACGGGTGCCCTAGCAGTGACTGGCGGATTAGTTGTTGTAATTACGGCTGCGGCTGTGGCAATCGGGCAACTGACCGCGGCATTGTTAGCTTCACACAATCTACAGCAGCAGGACATCGCCGATCACACCGAGCAGATGAATACCATCCGCAGTCTTGAGCAGGCCTTTGTGTCTGAGGGTGGAAATATCAACGTGGTTACGGCGTACATGCAAGCCAACAACATGGCGACCATGGACAATGCCGACGCGAATTCGAAGCTGATCGCGTTCCTCCAACAAGAGATTGGCACGCTCGAAAACGCCGAGACGGCGCAACTCAACGCCGGCAATAGCGCCGTGATTCTGAGCGGCGCGCTCAAGACGCTGACCACGAATGTCCAGACTCAGGACACCGCATTCCAGAACGCCGTGGGAGTGTATAACGCCGTCACAGCATCCCTCGCGACCGGCGCGCCGTTGTACGGCAAGGCTGCGGCCAACACAGCGGACCTCACCAACGCCATGGAGGCGCTGGTGGCGGCAGCCGGCAAGACTCCAGAGGGAATGGGCAACGCGACAGTTGCTATCGTCGCCGATCAACTGGCGGCGGAAAAGGCATCGTTAGGATACCAGGCGGCGGCGGGTGCCTATCAGACGCTTTTATCCGCATTCAATTCTGGTGGCGCAACTCAGGCGCAGGTAACGACAGCCTTTAACAAAATGGAGGCGGCGGAAAATGCTGCTGCCGCAGCTGGCGTCCCCATCCCTGGATCGCTTAAGGCTATCGACGAAGCCGCCGCTGGCGTCGTGAACTCGATGACTGACCTGGCCTCATCGGCGCAACTCGCTACCGACCAGACGATTGCGCAGAGCGATAACCTAACGGCGCTTTCTGCGGCGGCTATCGTTGCCGATCAGAAACTCGACTTACTCCGGCAAGAGCAGGACACGCTCAAGACCTCGGTGGCAAACGGAACCGCGCAGCAGTCGCAACTGAACACGGTTCTCGGAGAGGTGGCGACCGCCGCGACGGCGGCGCAAAACGCGACATTCAAACTCCAATCGGCACAACTCGCTCAAGGAAACGCGGCGGCAGACGCTGGCGGCCAAATCGGCCTCATGCAGCAAGCGCTCAACGAGGCCAATCTAGCGGAGGATCAAGCAAAGACGAAGTTCGACGCCGGAACGATATCAGTGACGGCGTACACTGGCGCACAGAAGGCCGCGACGACAGCGGCGGTCAATCTGGCGGTCGCGGCGGCTGAGCAGGGCGCGGACGTGAGCAACTCGATAGCGCCGTGGGCACAAGCTGCGGTTGCATACGCCGGCGCTGAGGCGAAATACACAGCACTTACCGCCGCGTTCTTGGCTGGAAAAGCGGCACTCTCTGATGTCGCCGCCGCGCAAACTGCCGCTCTGAATGCTCAGATAGCCATGGACCAGCAGAACGCCGTGGCGGCGGCGGGGCTGTCCAACGTCACGACGCAGACCGGGCTGCTGGAAGCCGCCGTCGTAGCGGCCAAGGCCAAAGTAGATGATCTCACGGCGGCGCAGACATCCCTTGGAAATGAGGGACCGCAACTCTACGCAGCACAGCAGGCGCTTATCCAGGCGCAGAAAGCTCTTACCGATGCGCAGAACGCCGGCAACACTTCGGCTCAGTTGCTCGCCTCTGGCACGACTAACCTCAATAATGTAATGCAATCCGTTCCCGCAGCGGCCACCGCAGCGGCCACCGGGATAAACACGGTCGGAACCGCCGCCAACACAGCGACTGGACAAGTCAATGCGCTGGCGACGGCTGTCAAATCCGCTACTACTGATTTTTCCAGTCTCGCATCGGCGCAGAGCACCGGCGCTCAGGCCATCAATGAGGGATCTCTTTCGAAGCCAGGTTACATCACTGATGTAACCGCCATCCCAGGGACCGAGCCCGGCACGCTCCAAGAGACGGTTACCTTCCTGCCTGACGCAGCAACGCAACTCGCTACGGCACTCGCCTCCGCTCTGGCGCTTACGCCCGCCAAAGGCACGAGTGCCCAGGCGCTCGACGAGGATGCTCTTGCGCAAGCTGAAGCCACATTGCAGGCGTACAACGAGTTTTTCAACAGCGGTGCCGGTGTCACCGTGGCACAGATCCAGAATGCGCAGACGGCGGTAACCACAGCACAGACGGCGCTCAACGCCCTCACGGGCGCGACAGCAGCGGCGGCGAGCACGACGGCAACCACCGACCAGGCTCTCCTCGCTCTGGGGCCCGCTCTGACATCGCCAATCGTGACCAGTACCACTGGCACGACGGCGACCGGCACCACAACGCCCGTGGCGTCCACCGGAACCGCCGGCACAAGCGCAATCGACGGCGGCAGTTACCCCGCAGTAACCGCGCACCAGGCGGCCGGCGAAATCTGGGCAGTGAGCACGAATGGAGTGGCGTCGGCCGGCGGCACGACGAGCACGGGCAGCACGGCGGATCTGACGCAGACCATCACCGACGTGACCAGCAGCACCAGCGGGTCCGCGGCGCTCACCACGGCGGCGGGCGCGATCGGCGGCGCGACTCAGCAGATATCGACTGTGGCGGGCGGCTTGATCCCGATCAACACGAGCCTGGCCACGATTGCCACGGCCACTCAGCAGACGGTCTCCGACGTCGGCGGAATACTCCAGCGGCTGTCGGGCGTCGGCGTCGGCACGACCAGTTCGGCGCTCCCCGGCGTCGTGAGCACAAGCGGAATCAGCACGGCGGCTGGTGCGCCGATTGCCACATCCTACGGCAGCGGAAATCCGCAGGGGTCCACTGTTGGCACACCGAGCAACACGGCACCCGCTGTGCCGGGATACAACCCCGGCGTGGGCTCCGCGCCGATCCAGGTCACCGCGAACTTCCAGGGCGCAACGTTCGGCGGCTCATCGGCACAGATGCAGGCTCAGGTTCAAGCCGCGGTGACCGCTGGACTCGTGCAGGCGCTCAGGACGGCGGGGGCGAGGTTCTGAGAAATATGAGTTACACGCCCCACGTAAACTTCGACGATCTCACATGCTATCTCGGCATTTGCGCCGTTGGAGTAGCGACCGCTAGCAGCACGACACTATCCGGGGTCAGCTTCGGTACGAGCTATTACCCGAACCCCGGCGTGACATTCGAGCCCTCCGACGTCGGCATGCCCATTGCTATTGTTGGCGGCGGCCCGGTCAACGCGCTGATGCCGCCGGCGTACTTCGTGCAGGGAGCGCTGTTCCACACCACGATTGCGACGTACGTGAGTCCGACCGAGGTCACACTTGCCGCGGCACCGGACACATCAATTAGCAATACCGGATTCGCCACCATCATACTTTTCCGGCCGATTCCGATGGCTTCGGATGTTGCGAACTTGCCGAGCGGCGCGTCTCAATTCCAGTACAATTCGAGCATCGCGCCGGGCACCAGCGACACCCTGCAATTCAGCACTTTCAATTCGCTCGGCGCGGTCGATAACGCCTACGTGGATCGTTTCGGAGCGCCCAAACTCGGCCAGCCTGTGTACCTGCATTCGAGCGACACCGGCGACTTGTTCGGCGGCTACATCGACACACTGACCACCTCGAGCCTACCCGGTGTCCCCGGCGTGCCCTACGCCTGGAGCATGCAGTGCGCCTCGTGGATGGGCCTCGCCAAGCGCCGTGAGGTGTCGCCAGCGATCCCACAGACCTTTGAGGCGATTGATGGAGACGTCGTTTTTTCGACCATCGTTTTTGACTACCTGTCGGACGATGGCGTTGACGTGAGCGTCCCCAGCGGGCTCGCGACAATATCGCTCGCGTGTCCGGTGGGGGCCAACATCGGCCAGTTGCTCGACCAAGTCGTAAGCCTGCTCACCACCAGCGTTGCTGCGTACTACTGGACCACCGATCCGTGGCGCGTGTTTGTGCTCGGCACGCGCGGCGGCGTCAACGCGCCGTGGAATGTGGCCGACGGCTCCGACTTATTTGCGGGCGACACGCCATATTCGCAGAGCATCACCGCGACCCACAACCAGATGGCAAATCAAGTGTATGCCATCGGCTCGGCAGTCCTGCTCAACACGCTCAACGCGACGATCGAAGGCGACGGCACATCGCGAACCTTCAACCTGCCGGCTCCGGTCGGAGCGGAACCTACAATCACTCTCAATTCGGCATCGCAGACCGTCGGGGTGCTCGGTGTGGATGTCGGATTCGATTGGTATTGGTCGCAAGGATCGGCGGTCTTGACGCAGGATTCCAGCGGCACAATTCTTGTGTCCACAGACGTGCTTGTGGTTACCTACACGCCCGAGATTCCTGGAGTGGCGCAGGCTCCGAACGCTACGAGTTTGCAGCAGTTACAAGCCGTCGAGGGGACCAGCGCGGAGTACGATTACTCGTTCAACGTTACCCAGCCGATCTTGCCCAATGACTTACTAAGTCTCGCTACCGCATACGAGATTGAGTACGGCATGCCGGCCACAACGGTCACATTCTACACACTGAGGCCCGGTCTGGCGGTCGGGCAGCTACAGCCGATCAGCCTTCCCGATGCCGGAATTAGCGGCTCATTTCTCATCGCCACGATCCAGATGACCACAGTTGACAACGTGATCGTGTGGCAGTACACAGCGTTCGGCGGCGCGAACATCGGCAACGCGATCACGGCCCTGGTCCAATTCATCAACCGCGGGCAGGCGACCGGATCTATCGTCACGCCGACAACCCCGATCGTTACGCCGGTAAATGTGACGACGGCGCAACACAAGGTAGGGACACCCAGCTTCGCGCTGACTAATCCCGTAGCGATAGGTGACCTGATCGTCGTAGTGCTCGCCGGGAACAATTCTTTTACGGATCCGCCGGCAGTCACCGACACCCTCGGTAACACGTACGTCCAGGCTGTGTTCGGCGCGACCCCGGGCGGCCTCCCGAATGTGATTTCCATCCTCTGGGCCATCTCTGCGCATGCTGGCACTGTCACAATTTCCTCCGGCGTCGGTGAATGGATGGCCGTCGCGACTTTCCAGGACATCGATCAAGTATCTCCAGTCGACACGTTCGGCACCTCGCAGACGGTCGCGCCGGCACTCACATTGACGGGTGCAAGTGGCGATGTGGTGTTTACGGCGCTAGTAAATCCCAACACAACGCCGAGCGTCACCGCGCCGGAAGTTGCGCTCGACTACGAGCCTACCGCCAGCCAGCCTGGCATCGCAGACAGTTACCAGTCCGGAGTGGGCGCGGGAAGTTTCACGAGCTCACTTCTTGCGGGCGCGAGCGTCGCGACACAATACGCCAGTGTGGCGTTCCGTATCGCGGCGATATCGCCGCCGGCGCAGACCACCAACGTACTCGTCAATCCGCAGAGCGGCACGCCGAGCCCGCTCACGACCAAGGGCGATGTCTGGGGATACTCGACGGGCAACGCGCGCATTCCGATCGGCAGCAACGGAGACGTTCTTACCGCAGATTCCACTCAGACGCTCGGGCTCAAGTGGGCTCCTGGGGGTGGTGGAAGCGGCTCGTATTCCATTGCCGAATCGCACACGGCGACTGTCGGCACCACCACCGAGCTCGACTTTGTAAGTTGGTACGATTCGTCATGCGATTTATACGAAATATACTTTGAGGACATTGTACCGAGCACTACAGGACTTACTATATCAATTGAGTTCTCGACTAACGGCGGGACAAGCTACGACACGTCGACTAACTACTCATGGTCTCACTTTGTGAGATCATATCTCGGCTCTACCGTAGGCGGCAATGTCGGGCAGACAAGTTTTCAGTTTTTTCCTTACTCGGGCCGCACGATGGTAACCGGATCTTACACGCTTGCGGGCAAGATCAATATGTACGATCCGGGCGGCACCAACTACAAAAACCTTACCGGAGCCATGCTCGGCAACGACAGCGCCAACGCATCAGCGGCCCAGCGGCTCGACGTCGACTGCTGGTACACCAATACGGCGGCGGTCAACGCGTTCCGCGTCATAATCAGCGGCGGGACATTCGGCGGCACCGTGAGGGTGTACAAGCTGGCGCATTAGCGCTAGAATAGGCGCGAAAGGAATCACCCCCGTTTATGGACCCTGTGAACTATCCGCAGTTTCCCGGTGCCGTGCTCAATCCGAATTCTGGTGAGCTGGCCCTGAATATGAAAATCATCTGCGACGATGCCGCATCCGATGCCCGCCGCCGCCAGTCGAACAACGGCTCTCACGATAACGCCTGGGAGTCCTTCCGGTTCCGCGTGGCGAATGAGGCACAGACCGTGAGCCACCTGGCTGCGCTCAACGTCGTCACTACGGCGCAGACCGGCGACACCGACAATCAGCAGAGCGTCAACCCCGTGCGCACCGCTACCGGCGATGCTATCGTCGGTGGTGTCGGCGTTTCAGCCGAGCAGGTCGCGGCGAACGTCGCCAACCTCGCCACCTCACTGATCCCGGTCATCACCTCGGCGCTGGCGACGGCCATCTCGCAGACTCTGGCCGCGCTTGTGCCCGTCGTGGTCAACTCTTCCGGCGGCGCGTCTACCCCTTCGCAGACGTCGAGCAAGCCGACCACCTAAGCCCTAAACGGGGACTTTCGTCGGACGCGCCCGGCCTGATCCTGCCGGAGAGGTGCCGGGAGCGCGGCGAAGGTTCCATGTCGCTGGCTAAGCCAGCGTGGATTGAAACCAAGGAGAAAAATATGGCAAGCTTCCTATCGGTACTTTCTTCCATCGGCCACATCTTCGGTGTGGTCTCCGGGGTTGAGAAGAGCGTAGCGCCAATCGTCGGCGTTATCCCTGTTGTCGGCCCGATCGTCAACACCATCTTCGGCGCGATCACCGCCGCCGAAGGCCTCGTCACCAACGCCAGCCAGGGCGCGGTGAAGAAATCCATCGTCACGGCGGTGGTCAACGCGCAGCATCCCGGCGTGAGCGAGTCGGCGCTATCCACCACGATTGATCAAGTGGTAGCGGCGATGAATGCGCTGTCCGTGGCGCTCGCTGGCGCTCCGACCGCACCGGCAACCACCACTTGACGGATGGCCCGAAAAGTGGAATAATCTTCACACCATCGTTCCTCCGAGCGAAAAACAAACCCTGAGACACTGCGCCCCGCTGAATAGCTCCAGCGGGGCGTTTTGATTTTGGGAAATAGTACCAGAAACAGGGATCCCCCCCATTCCCGAAAATCCCGCAAACCGCTAATCTCAGAAATGTAAGGAGCTAACTGAGATGACATTGACGAAGACCTCAAATCACAGCGAGTCAGGCGGCATGGTTGGATTCAACCAGCGCTCTACCGAAACGTGGGATGGAGAGATCAATGGCAAGCGATTTACTGTCCTCCTGGATTCCTGCGAAGCGCCCCGGTGGTCTGACGATGACATGGATGAAGACGAGCGCATTGAAGTGATGAACGAGCTGGCGGAACGGAGCGGACTATGACAGCACAGCAATTCATGCAGGGATTCTCGGCGGCGGGACGAATTAACGCGCCCGAGCCAAAGATCGGCGACAGCTACCTCGCCAACCGCCAAGTTGACGGCAAGTGGATCAAGGTCCGCTTGACTTGGGACGGCAAGGAGTGGAGGTATCCCGATGCCCGGTGAGTTAGTCCAAGCATCCAGCGCAGAGATTGCGCGCGACAAGTACGACCAGCGCGAGATGGTCGACACCCTCAAGCAAACCGTGTGCAAGGGTGCCACGGATGCCCAATTCAAGATGTTCATCCAGGTATGCCGAGCCACCGGACTGGACCCGTTTCTCCGCGAGGTTTGGTTTGTGCCTTCCGTCGGCATCATGGCTGGCCGCGACGGCTACCTGGCCGCCGCCAACCGCCATCCGCAATTCGACGGCATGAGCACCCACGTGGATCGAGATGACAAGATGGTGCCAATCAAGGCCACTTGCACCGTGTGGCGCAAGGACCGCGCCCATCCGATCATCTGCGAGGCCTACTACTCCGAGTACCGCAAGCAATCCGGCGTCTGGAGCCAGTACCCGAGCGCGATGATATCCAAGGTCGCAGAAGTCCTGGCGCTCAAGCGGTCCTTCGCGATCAACGGTGTGGTGTCCGAGGAAGAGATCGGCCCGGTGCCCGTGGCGCCCCCTGAGCCGAAGCCGGCCGTAGAGTCGGCTCCCGTGGCTGAAGCCGCGCCTGCCGATCCCCTGGCCGCAATTCTCGCCACATTCGGGCGCAAGGAGGCAATCGGGCCGGCGTTCGCCGAGCTCAAGAAAGCGTGGCTAAAGTACGAATCCGAGGAAGCCTGGAATCAGACGCTTGAGCAATTCCAGGTCACCGGGGACAACTGGCGCAGCCCTGGTAATGCAAAGCGTTGCTTCACGGCGCTTTGGAATAGCACACGCCGAATGATGGAAGAGTCCCAACAGGAGCAGCCAAATGAGTGAACTGGCAGTCCAGCAACGCACGCTATGGGCGCTGACCGACGATATCAGCGCCTGGTTCGAGAGCCGCGAAATGGTCGCGGCTCAACTCGCCGAGCCGACCGAGGACGGTGATCGTGCGGGGTTAACCGCGCAACTCGCAGAGATCGACGCAGCGCTGAGCAAGCTCGGTGCCGAGCTTGCTGCCAAAACGGACAATATAGCTGGCGTGCTGCGCCGGATGTCCACGGAGCAGGATGCTCTCAAGGCTGAGCAAGAGCGCATCCACGCGCGGCGCAAGACCTTCGAGCGCGCGGAGAAGTGGCTGCGTGACTACGTGGTGTCGGTCATGCAGTCGCGCAACCTGCGGCAACTCAAGACGGAGAGCAACACGCTATTTATCCGCCAGTCGGATGCCGTACAGGTCGAGGAGCCGGCCGAGATCCCCGCGGCGTACAAAAACGTCACGGTCAAGATGCCGGCGTGGCTGTGGGCACATCTGTCGGCGATGGGCACAGCATCTGCCGATGCCGGCATCGTTGAGGGCGTCGCCACGATTCGCGTCGCCGAGGATATCAGCCTGAGCGCGATCAAAAAGGCCATTAAGAGCGGCGTGGACGTGCCTGGTGCCGACTTGGAGTGGCACGACTCGTTGGTGCTGCGATGACGACAGCGGCCGGACGATGCGCCGAAGGATTCCGACGTGCCACCGGAGCGCGCTAACTATCGTTAACCGGGGATTGTCCCGATTTCGCCGGCGCCGGAAAGGGCGCAAGATAAGAGCATGGAAAACACAATAATCCAAATCACAAGAACCGCAACTCAGATATACAACGCACTGACATACGCCGAAGTCAATTCGGCGTACCAGCCAGACACGCGGCGGATGATGCGCGAAGAGAGGTTTGCGTTACGGGCGGCTCTAGAGAGTGGCTCCCGTGCGAATATCGCCTCGGCGATGAGCGAAGTACAGCGCGTTGCCGAAATGTGGGGAGTGACGCTGTGAGCACCCCCGAGACAATCCCCGACCGCGCCAGCAACGCGGGGCCGGAGCCAGAGCCCGCGAAAGACTGGCTCGATTGGATGTACGATGCCGACGAGTACGGCAAGATGGCGCGGCATTCGATTCGCGGGCCAGAGCGCGTGCGATACATCAAGCGGGCCATCGAGGCCATGCAAGAGGCTCAGGAGTTGCTATGACGCGCATAGCCATCGAACTAACCCCGCAGGCCGAGGCCGAGCAACTCGCGGCGCTTTCGGCCTGCATTATCAGGCAGCAGGACGAGCTTGCCCTGCTGGTAGCGGCGCGGTGCGACTCGGACGAAATCCGCGCCAGAATGGAGGCAAATTGACGACATCGGAGATATACGCAATCGCGCCCACGCTCGACGGATGTCGGATTCTGCCCGGCGGCAACAGGGTGACGCTCGGCGACGGGGTGACGCTCGGCAACGAGGTGACGCTCGGCAACAGGGTGACGCTCGGCAACGAGGTGACGCTCGGCAACGGGGTGAGGCTCGGCAACGGGGTGAGGCTCGGCGACGAGGTGACGCTCGGCGACGAGGTGACGCTCGGCGACGGGGTGAGGTATCAGACTACGCCAACTCAGGTGCAATGCCATCCGTACATCGTGTATCCGCACTCGCTACGTCAGATCGGCGTAGGATGTGTAGTCCACGATTTGGACTATTGGCAAAAGGGACTGCCAGAAGAATTGGCCGACCATCCCGAGTGCCAGCCGTGGAGTCGATATCAAGCCGCTATCGACCTTGTAGCGGCGTGGATTGAGGAACAGGAAGTGAGGAGTGCGTATCGGAAGCGATTCGAGGCCGAGCAAGAAGAGTTAGCCCGGCTGCGCAAGGCGGAAACGGAACGCCTCCAGCGTGAGCGCGATGAGCGGCTCAAAGCCGAAGCCGCTGAAGCCGCACGGGTGAAAGCGGAGCACAAAGCAAAGGCGGCGGCTGTGGTCAAAGAGCGGGAACGGGTGGAGCGAGAACGCAAAGCCGATGCGGACGCACGGGCCAAACGGGAGGCGGATGAGGCCTTGAGGCGGTCGATCCGCGCGGAGATACTAGAGGGTCTGAATGCTGCCACATGCCCGGTGGATGCGATCATGGATGGCCGCGTACGTCACGTAAAGGTGGTGTTCTGATGGAAAACTGTGACATCGAGGAGCCGATCCCGCAGCGCGATCCGCTCGGGCGAGACGAGGAAGACATGGAATCGGTGGGTTACTTAGTTTGCCCGGCATGCGGAGGCAATCACCTGTTTCCCGAGTGCCTCGATGATCCGAGCGAGGGGTGCCCATTTTGAGCGACCCCACACCTCCGCCGCTGAGCGGCATCGCCAGGAAGAAGCGCTCCGACGCCGGCACCGCGCGCAAGACCACGTTCGACGCCTTCGTGGACTTGTACCGGCAGATGTCGCCGGGACAGCAGCGGACCGCGCTGGAAGTCCTGCGCCAGATTATCGCGGATCGGCGCGCCGCAACTTTCGGAGGCGAAAAATGACGATGAGTGAGCAGGACGAGAAGTTTCTCAAGGCTTACGGGATCACGTCCAAGGATAGCGACGTGCATGCCGGCTGCGTTGACAGATGGCTCAAGGAGCGCGAGGCCCGGTGTCGCGCTGAGCAGAGCCTAGTCGTCAATGCGCAGGCGTACGAGCGCATTACTGAGGCCCGCGAGAAAGAGATTGCGCTGTGGACGGCGCGCGCATGGCGGTGGGGATGCTTCGCCGTCGTGCTCGGAAGCTGTGCCGTAGTGCTCTCCGTGCTGCTGGTGACGCGGTGAAATTCCGGCGTTTCTGGTGTCGCGTGTTCCATCGCGCGATCATGTTGACAGGCGGTCCACAATACGAGTGCGCCACGTGTGGACTCCGCTTTGACAATCCGGCGCGGTTTGAAAAAGAACTTACTAAGTCACTTACAAAGGAACATACAAAGCATGCCGAAACTGATATTTCGCGCCGCGTTAGTCCGCTTTACCGACTTACGTTACGAAGAAAAAGCCAGAGCTAAGTACGTCAAGATCAACTTCACCGCCGCATTCTCGGAGCCGGTTCGAAATGCCATGGAATGGGGCGAACCGCCGGCCGGATTCGCCAGTGCGAAGCTCGACGGCGACATCAATGCTAGCCATTTCATCCTCACTCCCGACGGCAAGGAACTGCGGCAACACGAACTGCAGATGGACTGCTCAAGCATCTCGAATTTCGAAGTGCATCGCGTTAAGGTCGGCGAAGACAGCCACGAAAACGAATTGCGTTTTCAGTTGACGACGTCGGCGCCGGCCGCGGCGGCCCGCGTGGAGGCTTACATCGAGGCCATCGGAAAAGGCACCGCCCAGTTGCGCGTCGACTACGAGCAGCAGTCCGAAATGGATCTCGGCGAAGACAAGCAAGAGCGGCTGATCTCGGAGGAGCAGGCGCACGACACCAGCGAAGAGACTGACGGCGCGCCGCTGGCCTCGGCGGCCGTGATGGGCGAAGGCACGCACCAATCCAAGCGCAAGCCCCGCGCGGACAAGGGCACGCTCAACTGATGGACGTGCCGGGCTTCGTGATCCACGGCGCGGTGCGCAGCAAGAAGACGAGCCAGAGGATTATCAACATCCCGAAGAAAGGCGCGCACCGCTGCCACTGCGGCCACATGCCGGGCTTCCCCAAGATCCTGCCATCGGAAGCCCACGAAGCTTGGCACACGGCAGCAATGAGCCAGTGTTACGAGGTCCGGCGCCTGCTACAATCAGCGGGCACTGTGCTGCCCATCTCAAGCCCGATCAGCGTTGAGGCTCTGTTTTACCAGGACGCGAATCGGTCAGACTGCACGGGACTCTACGAGAGTCTGGCCGACCTGCTGCAGGACTCCGGAATAATTTCGAACGATAAAATCATTGAGGATTGGGACGGCTCGCGCCGGCTCAAGGATGCGGCCAGCCCTCGGTGTGAGATTTTCATCCGCGTGCTCGACGACGGACCCCGTCAGGAGGAATTATGCCTGTGAATATGTTGCCGGTGACAGAGTCCACATGGCCGGCAGAGTTGACGCCACCGGGCCAGTTCGGAGCCCGCCGCCATGGCGAACTACGAAAGCAGGCGCTGGATCGCTACGCCGAGCGGATGCGGCTAAAGCTTACCCCTAGCACGAAAGTTCCGCCGCCGGCAGAATTAACTCCGTTTGTCCCCCGTGTTTCCGGTCCTTACGTCCCCCGTGGGTCGTCCGATCCCGATGACGGCACAATGACGCGGCAATGCTTTGTGTGCGGACGGTGGAAATGGTGTGCACATCGAGAGCCGGAACTTGTGAATTTGTGGCGCCGCAAATCCGCTTGATCCGGCCCGCGGAGAGGCGTAGAATGTTCTTTGAGGTGCAGGACCCCAAATCCGGCCTCATCGGAAGCCTGGGAAGCGGTGGCGCTCTAGCCGGCGCCACCCGCCAGGCCATCTCGGCTAGGAGATGAATTGGAAAATAACGAAAAACCACCATCAGACAAGAAAGCCCCTGGCTTTTGGTTCTACACGGCTGACTTCGAACGCGATGTTCAGATCCTTAGTTTGGCGTCTCAAGGACTCTGGATTCGCATGATGTGCTGGATGTCGGACAACGAGATGCACCGCGGATTCCTTGAGCTCCCCAACGGTACACCAATGCTGAGTGGTGACATCGCCGCCAAAGTTGGGCGTCCAAACACTTCGGTACAGCGCTGCCTAGATGAAATGGAGCGCCTTGGAATATTCTCAAAAGATGAGCGAGGATGCGTGTATAGTCGCAGAATGGCAAGAGATACGCACATTTCGAGCGTGCGCCGAGAGGCAGCAAAAGCCCGTCATGACACCGAGAAGCGGGCGGCATCTGGGCGGTTTTGCAGCGATTTTGCACCAGCAAAACAGGATTTTGCACCACCAAAACCCCATGCAAAAGGGATGCAAAAACCGACCGTTACGGCTTCGGTTCCGGTTTCGGCTTCGGTTCCGGTTTTGCAACCACAACCTGCAGTTGCGGCGGCACCAATCCGGCACGAATATCCGCTGACGCTCGCCGTGATTCGGGAGCACGACGCAGCCGCCGATCATCTTTTCTGCCTCAAACTCGCGCATGCGATAGCTGGCGTTATTCCTGATGGGTGGCCACCAGGGAAAGTAGAGAAGGCGCTGAGCGACCCCATCATCGCCAGGGCCTGCCGCGAGAGTTACGCGACGCCAGGACGCAACGGAAAACATGGGGCAGGACTGCTGCTTTCGACCGTCCCAAGAATTGTAATTGGAGGGAAAACGAATTATGTCTGACTTGTACGATGATGAGCCACCCAATGAACCAACGCCGGAGGAGCTCTGCCGTCAGGCATTCTCCCGCTGCTCAAGCTGGCCTGAAGATCGCGCTGGCCAACTGGGTCTATTCCAGGGACTCAAAGCTGCCAGCGAACGCTACCGCATTAGTCAGCCGGATCTGATCGCGCGATGTCGCGAGCAATCTTCATTCTGCCCGACCGATCACGATTTGATGGTCATCGGCGCCGAGCTATTCAAAGTTCGCGCCGATGCCATAGAGGCCGGACGAGACCGTACGCAGGAATGGCGAAAGCAGTACGGGCCACCGCAGAAAATGAGCGTCGCCATGCAGGGCAAATGTCTCGACTGCGGGCGCGATTGGAGCGAGATCATAAAGACCGCCAGGGAGCGGCGCAAACAACTCTGGGACGGCCTGCGCGATCATTTTAAGCCAAAGAAAGGCTTGTGGCCGCCGTGGAAAGAAATGGCGCCAATCGCGCGGCAACTCGGATTTACGAAAGAGGCGGACGCATGGGAGCGATACGAATGACACCGAAGTCGAAAGAGGCCAGCGCATGACCCGCGCCGAGTACGTCGCGCTCCACGGCTGCGAACCGCACGACGAGCAGTATTGGGGCCCCGGCGGCGTGCAGGTCGCCCAACGTTGGGGCGGCAACGTCCACATGATGCGCGGCTGCGATTACCACGTGTCAGGCACGGATCACGGCGGCCCCGGCCAGGTGCGGAAGATCAGCACCGGCCGAAAAGCGCGGGGATACGCGTCCGGAAGTGATGGTAAAATCGGGTCCAAGTGAAGCGAAAAGCAGCCAAATCGCCCAAAGTATCGCCTATAAACGCCAATTTCGCGGTTGAGTGGTGGGATATCGAGCGACCGCAGGACTACCCGCTGAACGCCCGAAAGTGGAAACCGGAGGCGGTCGTCAAAGTCGCCGCGAGCATCAAGGCGTACGGCTGGCGACAGCCAATCGTAGTTGACGGGGCAGGCGTGATCGTAATTGGCCATTTGCGGAGGCAGGGAGCTCGTCTGGCTGGCTTGACGCAGGTTCCGGTACATGTAGCGGCGGACCTTTCGCCCGAGGCCGTCAGAGGGCTTCGTTTGGCCGATAATCGCACTCACGACGAGGCGGAATGGGACACCGATCTCCTGGCGCGGGAATTCGGCGAACTGAAAGCGCTCGACTTCGATCTGAAGGCGACGGCGTTCGATCTTACCCAAGTGGATGCCTATTTCCGCGGCGCGAACTTCCAGCCAGCCACGGAGGAAGAACAGGGCCGACTGGATCAGAAAAAACCGATCACGTGTCCATCGTGCAAACATGTCTTTACGCCTTGATTGGTGCTCTCACGAGGCTGCGCGCTACGCCTGCGAGCACTGGTACTCGCGGCCTGAAATGCCCGTTGGGAAGCTCACTAAGTTCGGTGTGTGGGACGATGGACGATTTGTTGGGGCGCTGATATTCGGCTGCGGTACCGGCGGCGTTTCGAAGATCGGCGAAAAACTCGGCGCGGGCAAGTTCGGCACGGCAGAACTCTCGCGGATAGCGCTCAAGAGTCACAGCGTCGAGGTCAGCCGGATAATTTCCATCGCCTGCAAAATCCTACATCGCGCACAGCCTGGCCTGCGATTGCTGCTCACTTACTCCGACCCCGCCGCGGGTCATCACGGCGGAATCTACCAGGGCGCCGGATGGACGTACATCGGCAAAAGCGCGCCGGACTCGATGTACCGGGATGCGGACGGCGTGCTCCATCACTCGCGGCAGGTGTCCGCCAGTGGCTGGAAGATGTCGCGCGGCAAGCCGCAGAGAGTGACCTTCAAGGGCGATTGCGAACGCATTCGGCTGGAGCCGAAACACCGGTATGCACTCGGCCTCGACGCCGAAATGCGTGCTAAACTCGCAGAGATCGCACAGCCGTATCCCAAGCGCGTCCGTAGTGATCTGGCCGACACGCCGGCGGTCCACGCCGGAGAGGGCGATTCGAATTCGACCCGGACGCTCCACGAAACAGTACCGATATCGGGGATTTCACCTACGACAGAGATGTCAAAAGCCGCTATCGTGGAATCGTGATCAACATCGCCTGTCTTTACCCGCAGTACTTTCGCGCGATTCTGGAGGGCCGGAAGCGCACCGAATGGCGTGATCGCAAGGGCATCGACAAGCGGCTAGAGAGCATCCGCGCCGGCGAACTGATCGTGCTCCAGGAGTCGCGCACTGACCGGGTAATCCTCGCGACAGTCCGTCACGTCAAGCGCTTCCGTCGCGGCGACGGCTATCGGTACGGCATTCGCATCGCAACCCCGATATTGGATAGCGCTCCCGGAATCAAGCATTTGCAGGGCTGGCAACGTCGCGCTACGCTGTAGTGTGGCACGCAAAGCATTCGCCCCGACCGAGAAAGACCGCGCAATCGTTACCGCCATGGCGAGCTACGGCGTACCGCAAGAAGACATCGGCGCGGTAATCGGCATCGGCCATATCACACTGCGCAAGTACTTCGCCGCAGAACTCAAGACCGCCGCCATCCAGGCGAACGCCAAGGTCGCGGAAACCTGCTATGCGATGGCGACCAGCGGCCAGGTTCCTGCGGCGACTTTCTTCTGGCTCAAGACCCGCGCCGGCTGGCGCGAGACGAACGACAACACACACCGATTCGTGGACGAGCACGGCAAAGACCGCGCCATGAACTTCTCCGACATCCGAGCCTACATGCAATCGGCACCCGATGCTCCCACCGGCTGAGTTCCAGCGCGGGATTCTACGCCGCCAACTCTGGTCAAAGCAACGCGAGATCTGTCACGCCATCGCGACACATCGCAGCGTGGCCATCAAAGGCTGTCACGGCTCAGGAAAGACCTTCGTCGTCTCTGGCATGGTGCCGTGGGAACTGGCGGGCTACGACGAATCAATCGTGCTATGGATCGCGCCGACGCTGCGCCAAGTCAAAACCGGCTGGGGCGAAATCACCGAGGCAATCGGCAAGATGCCGTGTAAGATTCCGATACCCACCACGACGCGTTGGGAGATATCGCCGAAGTGCTACGCGCAGGGGTTCTCGAGTGCGAAAGGCGTCAACGCCCAGGGTTTCCACGGCAAGCGCGTTACTATCTACGCCGATGAGGCGATCGGCATTGGCCCCGACGTGTGGGACGCGATCGAGGGGATCCGCGCGGCCGGAGACGTCCGTATCGTCAAGCTGTGCAATCCGACGGTGCCGAGCGGCCCGGTGTACGATGACTTCGCGAAACTCCGCGCCACGCCTGGACACCAGTGCATCACGATCAGCGCATTCGACACGCCGAATCTCTCCGGTTTGACGCTGGAGTCACTACTACAGCTGCCCGACGAGCAGCTTGATTACGCGCCGTTCCCTTGGCTCACGCGGCGCCGCTGGGTCAAGGAAATGCACGCGAAGTGGGGACCGCAGAATCCGCGGTTTCAGTCCCGCGTGCTCGGCGAGTTTCCCACACAGGGGCAATGGGCGGTGTTTTCGCTCGCTTGGATCGAGCGAGCCGACCGCGAGCCCACGGAAGGCGAAATAAGCCGTTCTAAGGGCTGCGTGGTTCAGGTGGGCGTAGACGTCGCGGCGGGCGGCGACGACGAAACGGCGGCCTGTGCCCGCGTAAATGGCATAGTGCTGGACCGTGGAGCTTGGAGCGAGGCTGATCCGCGAGGTCCGCTCGTGCGCTGGATTGTCAACCTACGCCGATTTGGGTATGCGCCTGGACCGGTAGTGGTTGACACCGTCGGGGTCGGACACGGAATGGCTCTCCACTTGGCAGACCAGAACCTCGATGTGCGCAGCTTCAAGGCCGGCGCGGCGGCGATGGATAGCGAGCAATTCCTCAACGCGAAAGCCGAAAGCTATTTCCGACTGCGCGATATGTACAAAGATAATTACATCAGCCATTTGCCGGGAGCGACAGACGAAGATGTAAAAGCGCAATTGTCCGCTGTGGAATACCGCGAATTGAGCCGCGGACAGATCCAAGTAGAGCCGAAAGAGGATGCGCGGAAGCGCGGGATTCCGTCGCCGGATCGCGCCGAAGCTGAGGTGATGGCGTTTTGTAAGGTCGTGCCACGGACACAGCGGATGGTACTAGGCGGCGGCTATCAAATCAGCCCGGTCTAATGGTACTTTTCCGCGTTTCACGGGAAACTATATATCTTGCGCGCGATAAATAAATAGGCGTACAATTCACCTCATGGCAACAAAAAAACGCAAATATGTGATTGTCCGCGCGGCCCAAGCTGGGTGTTTCGCGGGGGAGATTGAGTCCCGGCCCAGCGAAACCATGATTGTGCTCTTTAACGCGCGGCGGCTGTGGTATTGGTCGGGCGCAGCCAGCCTGAGCCAAATGGCACAGGAAGGCGTTTCGGATCCGCTAAATTGTAAATTTCCGCCAGCAGTTACCAGACAGGAAGTGATTGGAGTGATCGAGGTAATCGACGCGACCGACGTGGCGCGAAAATCCATCGAAGGGGTTGCACCGTGGCGCGCTTAAAAACCGGCGACGGCTACGGCGACGGCTACGGCTCCGGCTCCGGCTACGGCTCCGGCTACGGCTACGGCTCCGGCTCCGGCTACGGCTCCGGCTACGGCTACGGCTCCGGCTACGGCGACGGCTACGGCTACGGCTACGGCTCCGGCTACGGCTCCGGCTACGGCCACGGCTCCGGATACGGCTCCGGCTACCGCCCCGGCTACCGCCGCGGCCCCGGCCCGGGCT